AAACCACTGTTCTTCAGTATGTATTTGACCAGTTTGTTTGTCGTAAAAATAACCTCCTGATTGGCCGGGAGCATTAGCGTTGGGTATAAAAATAAAAGGTATATCTTTTTCTACTTCTCTACCAATTACACGGTCAATATGGGCTTGGATTTGAGCTGGAGTAGCACCCATTTGCCGAATAATCATATCGGCATACATTCCCATTGGAATTGGATTCCACTTTCCATAAACAGTTCCAGAAGGCCACCCTGTATCCCCATCTGGATAAGTGTGAGTATCTCCATATATAAGGTCATTTACAAGGTCATTTGTACTAAACATTACTTCTTACTCCAAGAAGACATGCTTTTTATACCAAAACTAGCAGCTATTGCACCTCCTAAAAATGCTTTGTAATAATCGGGCATTGTTGATAACACGTTAAATCCTTCCTGTACGTAAGGAACCATACTAGGTATAAAAGCTCCTATGAGTGGCAAGCTTAAAACTAAAGCAAACCATTCGTCCTTCCAAGAGTTCTTTGATGCTTCCGCTTGGGTAGTTTCCCAATCAGCGTCAGCTTCTATACGTCTCATTTTAGAATCATGTACAGCCTGTTTTTCAGCAGCTTTATTCTTTAGGAAAGTTCCTGCTAATTCACTAATTGGGCCTATTAACATTTTTAACATGATTATGCTTTAAGGTCTATGCTTGAGTTTTGAGAAGTATAATTTTTTAACTGAACTCTTCCGTCTGCAAATTCGTAATAAATAGTTCTAAACACTGTCTGGAGTCTATGTTGTTCGCCATGCTTTTTGTCATGCTTAACGACTTCCACTGTGTTGTGTTTAGCCCATGTACCTATGGGTGTTGTTGAGGCAACTGGATCTATCATATAAAAAAGGGACTACTAGCGTTATTACTAGTAGCCCCTGTTTCTATTAGCTGGCAGGTACAACCAAAGTCAAACCTGAAGCTGGTCTGAGTACCGCTACACCGTAGAGGGTGTCAGAGGTAAACAGGTTAGCCAACCATTCCTGCTTGTACTGAGTCTGTGATCTAACACCGACTTGCTCCGCAAGAACCATTGCATCTCTGTGGAACAACAAGGCTCCAAGAGAGTCCACTGAGCTAGCTGAGTTATCACCAGCAGCTTCAACAGTAGGACAGTTGGTGCTAACGTAAACGTCAATACCGTAAAGCTGTCCAATCTTACCGTTAACAACCGTAGAGTTATTAACGAAGTCAGAACTAACGTATCGTGAGATACCCATAATAGTGTTTCTCAACACTGGAGGAATAACAAAAGCTCTGTTATCCATAGGTACGTCTTGATCGTCTAGCTTCTGGATAATGCCACGGAAAGCGTCGTCTTCAAATACGTCCGCAGAAACTACTGTGTCCGCTGTGTAAGTTGAAAGACCGTTTGAGGCATCGTTAAAGAAAGTACCAGCATTGTTTAGATACGTAGTACTTGTAGTACCGGAAGTACCAAGGCCAGTAGCCAAACCATGTAGATCAGAGTCTACTTGCTTTGCTAGGGCGTAACCAGCGTCTTCCGTGTAGAATTGACGTAGGGAGGACAGAGCCTGTACGTCAGTAATGTCTTCAATAAGACGTGAATATTCATAATGCTTGTTAATTGAAACCTGAACTTCGGATTCACTTGCATTTTGAACAGTTACTGCGGTGTTCTCTGCTTTCGCGTGAGCGTCACCACGGACAGGCTTAGGCACATGGATTGTGTCGCCTTTCTTACCTGACATAGACATTTTTTTAACCAGAGGAGCAAGAACTAGGTTCTTCTGATATGCAGCGATAATCTCATCACTCCATATTTCTGGTATAAAGGTTGCTGCGCTGGTGTTGTCTACAAAACCACCAGTGGCAGGATATGTTGAATCAGTCATTGTTAGTACCTCCTAAGTACTATTATCTGACCCTCTTTTCTTCATACGCCTTTAGTATCTCCTGCGACAAAGACGCATAACGATCAGGGTCGTTTTTCATAAGTCTAATAATGTCTTGTCGTCTGTAAATTTTCTTTGGGGAAGCTTCGGAAGAACCTCTGGCAGAGCCTGTACTAGCACTCTTAATTGCCTGTTTTCTGTCCTGCTTCTCTGCCACAGCAGTCTGAGTAACCGCTTCCTGACGTTCTTTGTACAAAGTAAAAAGCTCATCAGCAGCTTCATGGTTATACTCTTTGTCCGCTGAGACAAACAACTGAGTCCTAATATTGGAAGCTTTAATCCATTCAGCAAACTTTGGATCTTGGAGTATTTGCTCCATGTCCGGATGACGAGTCTTTAATTGATTTAAAGCCGTTGTCTTCCTGTATTCCTGATTAATGTTTTCAGCTTCTTTAATCTTAGGATGATTCTCTATTGCTTTCTGTACTGCCTTTTCAGGGTCAGTAAAAAAATCTACTTCCTCTTCGACTGTTTGAGTCGGTGCTGTTTCCTTTGTGAGTTGTGTCTGGATGTAGTCGTCAACTACCTTGCGTAATTCACCCACTTCAGAACTTTGTCTGCCCAAAAGCTTTTCAGCTTCTTGGTGCATTTGGACAAGTTCCTGTGCAGATTTATTTTTGTACTTTTCAGGAAGTTCTTCAGCTTGTTCAGGTTGTGGTTGTTGTGGTTCCTCACCAACAACTGCCTGATCCAATGTAAGCTCTTCTTGTACAGGTTCTTGAGTAGTCTCTTCAACTGTTTCTTGACGCTCTTGATCTATAATTTTAGCCATTATTAAACTCCGTACCTTATAGTATTGTGGAGGGCTATGAACTCATTTTACGTTCATATTTGATGTGCGATTCTCTATTTTTAACCCAACGGTCTGCTGCGTCAGGAAAATCCCCACTTATGCCTTCTAACTGGCTCCGTATGGGAGAGATTATTCGCTCTGCTTCCAACCCACAACTGCACCTAGTAGTGTGGGTGGACCTTGTTACTAGCTCTTCAAAGACATGCCCTTTTTTGCATCTGAAGTCATACAAAACAAACTTATTCATTTGTTTCTTCTGCTAAGGTTTCCTCTTCCTCTGAGGATTTTTCCTCTTCCTCCAATGCGTTTTTGTGTGCATTGTCCATTTGATTTTCTAGGTTGACTATGGTAGCTAATATAGCTAGCTGGCCCTTCCTAAAATGAAGGTTATCAGCGTCCGTAGTCTGTTCAACTGAATTAATATTTGTAATATTTTGCTGAAAGTCCTTTAAAAGTTGTTTCCAACCTTCGCTTCGGAACATTTCAAAATAATTATCAAAATATACTTCTAAGTCTTTGTTCATTTTGGTATTTTACCTTATTGTTAAGAATACCTTGTTATTATATCACATTCTGTGTTAAATGTCAAGTTATTGGTTATGTTTTTTGTCTTTTTGTTGTTGTATTAAAGTATTAAGTTGTTTTTTAGTCAGTAAACTAGGCTGTTGTTTCATACATTAATCCTAAAATTATGTTAACATAGCAATAACTAGAGCTATTATAATTGCACTTATAATTAACCCTATTCCTGATACGGAAGTCCAAATAAACAGGTCGTGTAGTAGCTGTTTTCTGGCTTTTTTCTTTTCAATTATGGCTTTTACACTAGCTTCATGCTGTTTACGTGATTCCTCCATAATTCTAAAGTATTCATCTACAAATTGTTGATGATCTCTGGATAAAACTGCCATGTTTCGGAGTTCTTCGTGAAAGCGATTAACTTGCTGTTTAGCCATTGATAGTTTTAAAGCCTCCTGTGGGGTCAAAGGCTGTACTAATGACTCACGTTTTTCTATTTCCAACCGTTGCATACCGCTATTTATGGCTTGCATACGGTCCAAAACGGAATTTATGTGCCCACCGGACTCCTTGACTTGGTTTATAAGCCCATTAACAGCACTCAGAGCGGCTGTAATTGCTGCAATGGACTCAAAAACCATTTAATTTTAACGCCCTCTGGGGCTTTTTTTACGCATACCAGAATTTTTGGTCTGGGAACGCTTTGCTTTTTTAGCTGCTGCTTTACCTGCAACTGTATATGGATATTTTTTACCGTTAACCGTAGGCATAATTACTTCCTTCTTTTTTTAGCTGTTTTAGCTGATTGTTTAAACGCCTTAGAAGTAGGCGCACCTTTAGAGCCGGGTTTTCTCATGGTTTCCCCTGAACCCGCTTTAATTCTTTTGCGTTTAGCATGAATATTAGAATACAAACCTCTAGGCATTTAACATCTCCATCTTCTTCTAGCTGCTTTGCCACGTTCTCCTGTCCACCCTTTAGACCTAGCACAAAAAGATTTACGTCTTTTAGCTGCTTTACTGCCTCTTTTAACTTTACCAGTTACGGCAGTTTTTAATTTAGATCCGGGGTTAGCTGCTCTGTGCGCTCTAACTCCTTTTGCAGTCATTCCTGCACCAGCTTCAGTTTTTCTGTAGTTACCACCCGGACCTGTTGTTTTTCTAATGGGGTTTTCTTTCTTTCGTTTTTTAAGCATTTGCTTTTTTCCTACCTGTACTTTTTACCTTACCACAGGAACAGTTTTTATTAAACTCCTCCAGCTCCTCCAACCTCTTGAAGATTTGGTCGAACTTGTTGTTGATCTGTTCCACTAGGTCTATCAGTTCCTGCTTGCTGACTACCATTGCCTACTCCTTGTTGTGCTGTAGATGGTTGTTGCTGAAACCTAAGTTCCAGTTCTTTTTCTTTGAGCAAAGACTGAGCTATTCTCATTCTTCTTTCAAATTCCCTGTCGTCGCCGTCACCGTCTTTAATGTTGGTGGTTATGGCTTTAATTTTATCAATTTCAAGTTCCTGAGGAGCTAGCTGTGTTTCCATCATAGCTTTACTTGCTCTGGCCTGAGATTCCGCAGCTTGTCCTTGTAGGGCTGCTGTTTGTGATTCTTGGAAAGCCAACTGAGCTTGTTGTACAGCCATTTGCATTTGTTGTTCTTCCGGAGAAGGTTGTCCTTCCTGCATGGCTTGTTGTAGCTTAGCTTGTAGTTCCTCACGATTAGCCAAGTTCATGTTGTCAATAATTGACTGTATGAGCGTAGGATACAAAGGTGAATCCTGTGACATAGTTTGTAACAACTGAACTAGCTGTGTTACTTCGTACTCTCTGGCAATAATACCCAAAGAGGACGTAGCATTAAACTTGTAGTCCGCTACAGGATAGTTTTCAGGGTCAAACTGCATGTAACGACAAGCAGCTTTCTTTACAAATGGTATTAGGAAGGACTGCTGGAAGTTAATTAAAGTACGTTTGTGACGTTTAATTATTGCACCCAAGGACATACTAATCCCTGCGGCAGTAGCGTCACCATTGATTGATCCTTGTACACCAGCGGAGTCTATGGCTCCTGTGGAAGTCTGTACCATTCGTTGTAAAGCTTCTGCCTGTGAAAAAGTAATCTGACTAACCTGACCAAAGTTAAAGGGCTGTAGTACTGACTTAGGATCTCCATTAGTTAATATGATCTTTCCGGGTCTAACTTCCGGTCTGGAGCCTCTGGGAAGCCGTGTAGCGTCCATAGCCATCATGGGGTGTACAGTCAGGCTAAGAGCGTCAATTCTTGCTCTAAGCTCTGTGTCAAGAGCTTTCTGGCTGTTGTAGCCTTTTTCACAAACTCCTCTGCCCCAGAATCTTGACGGTACTACGTCCCAAGGAAATGCTACTATGGGCCTGTCTCCCATCATGTATGGGTTTTCTTCCGCTTTTAGTAGTATGCCGTTGTTGGCTATAACTACTAGTGCTTCTACGTAGTAGCTTTGGTCTTCAGTGTCTCTGGTTTCTTCTATGGCTACAGTTAGGTCTGAGTCTACGTCTTCTTCCTCTGGAGGATTATTTGCTGCTTCCAAAAGAACTCTAGGAACTAGTCCGTAGTACTTAGTTAGCCTAACTTTGTCGTCGTCGTAGCTTGTTATGTCTTGATCTGGTTCTATTTCAAAGTCTGAGGCTGCTTGACCTACGTAAACCTGTCTGTATACTCCTTCCTCCTGTAGTTGTTCCACAAGATGCTTGGATACAAACTCATCCACAGCTACGCCTAAAGCGTCGTCTATGCTGGTGGCTATGGGGTCTATCAGGAAGTTCTGTGGCATAACTGGACGTAGTTTAACCATAGTCCTGTCTTTAATGTTAACACCCACAGCCTGTAAGTCTCCACCCATTACTGGTTGTGTAGCAGGAGCCATTTCCTTGACTTCCTCTAGGACTACTTCAGCGACACCTGTACCGTAGACTGCTGAGTTAATCAGGCACTCACCTACTGCTTTTCTAATCTGTGCTTTGTCAAAGTCTTCATGTAGTTTGTTTCTAAGAAAGGAAATGTCCTGTCTTTCTCTGTCACCTATGTCGTCCGTAACGTCAAAGAATCTGCCTCTGCCAAAAGTAGCTTCCTCTATCTCAGCTACGCTGGATTCCACTGCCTGTTGTAGCGCAGGACTAATAATCCTAGATCGTTCGCTTTTACGCTCCATGTCTCCAGCGTTCCAGATACCTCTCCAGAGTCTGTAGTATTCGTCAAACTTCTGAGCGTAGTTAGCTTCGTAGTGATCTCTCCAAGTCTCACACTTAGCCATAACCCAATCTTCTACGGATTGTTCGCTCATTAAGGTTTTTTCTTCGTCCATGTATTCCATATTAATATCCTGCTACTATGTCCAGTATTTCTTCGTCCTCTATCTCAAAGTCGTAGTGATACGCAACTTTAGCTAACTGATCCGTATACGCTAAAGAATCCACTAAGTCGTCGTGAGTCAAAGGGTCAGGAAACTGGAATAACTGATCCAAGAATCTACTGTTCCATTCACCTTTGTTTAAAGTAATGTAACCGTTTTCAAATCTACCTTGTAACGCCCACATTACCCTGTCAGTCTTCTTTTTGTTACCGTGGGTTAATTCCTCCACAGTAAAGAATCTTTGATTTCTTTTCATTAAGTCAGTCAAAGGGGACATAACTGCCTGTCTAGCTATGCCTTTTTCTATACCTACTCTGATAGGCTCATAGTCCCTGACTACTTCAAATATCTTTCTTGCCGTTTCCGACAATTCCCATCTACCGTGTATTATGTTCTCAACGAACCAACCGTTAGGGTTAACTTTGACAATAGCGATTGCAGTCTCGTCAAGGTTGGAATTCTTCGTTCTTTTCTTGTTAACTTCCTCAAAACCTGCCAAGTCAATGCTAACGTAGTAATCTCCTACCTCCTCGTCGTCTGGTTCTCCAAATTTAACCCAATCCTCTTTAAACATCTCACTACCTCTGGCCTCAAAGGAAGCCATAAATTCCTGACGGAAAGCGTAGCTTGACATGCTTTTCTTGGCTACGTCTATTTCCTCTGAGTCCAGTAGTGGATTAGAATAGGAAGTAAAGTGCCAAGTTTTGTAGGTTGGATCGTCCCCCAATTCTCCGTATTGATATAGGTCATAAAAGTGATTACGTCCCATAGGTGTTCCTATGAATAACGCATCACCCTTCTGGTCCGCTAAAGCTGGCCTTAGGATCTGCTCAAATACCTCAGGCTTCATGTCTGCGTATTCGTCTAGGACTAAAAACCTAAGACTAACACCACGCATGGTTTCAGGCCTGTCAGCTCCTTTTAGGGATATTGTAGCCCCATTGACCAGTTTTAGTTG